CACTAGCACCAAATCATAGCTATCTACATCGACGGACTGTAACTGTTTTAGGATTTTGTATTCACTGCAACCTGCTTGAGCAAGGTTTGTAACCTTATAGTCTTGCTCAAGCAGATTTACCCAACCTACACCTTTTACCTTGACAGTCCAATCTGCGGCAAAACTATCGCCGCAAATCAGAAGTTTTTCCATTAAAACGCTTTCAAAATTACCATAGCATCATTGAACCGACCATTTGGACACGTTGCAACTGCCTTGATATCTTTGAAGTATTTACGTGCGGCCGGCTTGCTGCCCATAATTTCTTTCAATTGCTCGGCTGGCTTACGCAGTGTTTTAACCTCACTGGCTGTCTTATCGAATCCAATCAGTGTGTTACCTTTGACAGTAAACACCTTGCTGTACTCATCAGCCATATAGTGATGCAGTTTTCGCTTTGCAGTATCGTAAACCCATGCTTCGCTAGCACCGTGAATCTTAACAGGGTGCAGACTAATCAAGTCAAGCTTGGTTGCAGCATCCTTGAAGGTCTTGAGATACTTGAGTTTGGCGACTTGCTTTTCAACAGGAACTGCCTTACGCTTACGGGGAGCCTTAGCTGCCTTCTTAACGTTAACGTAGCTATTGAAGTCGCTCAGGAACTGTTCGATAAATTTCAGAATGTTCTTAAGTTGGGTTTTGGTATAATGACTATAGCCCTGAACCAACTGCGGATCTTTACCTACAATTGCCTCAGCAATTTCTTCACGTTTGCGATTCCATGCGTCAGTGAGAATATTAATATGCTGTGGTAGTACATTGTACTTGGCAAGCATATCGACCGGCTTGAAATTAAATGTAGCTTTAGCTCCTGCTAGGACATAATCGTCATACATACCCTCAATTTCACCTGCAGCCTCACGTGCCTTTTCTTTCATGATTTCTTGCACATTGGGGCGATTCACTTCTTTTTTGATCGCAGCTTTTTTACCCGTAGTTGATTCTTTTACTTCGGGTTTTTGTACAGTCATTACCAGCCTGTTGATTTCGTCCTGCAGGCGCTTCTGCTCTGTTTCGTTCAATTTAAAGCCACGCAATGTCATACGTGCCAACCAACACATGGTGGTGTTAAGGTTGCTTTCCTCTACTTTGCGAACGATCTTTGCTAATCCCTCGTTACCGGTCAGATCCAAATACTGGATCATCATATCTTTAGCTTCTTTTCGACCATAAAACCGGCTGTACCAGTTGAATGCTTCAATCATTCCAGAATTGCGGTTGACTGATTCTTCCGTGAAGAATGGCTCTCCGCCAGTGTACTTTGTGTCTGCATCACGTGGGTCAAGTGCTTTGACCACACTAGTATCGACAGGCTTTTTAGCAGCTTTTCGTGCCATAATATCTCCGTTTTCAGGCTATTTTTGTATTATATATCATAGACCATTTATTGTCAAGCCTTCTCTGCGATAAATACAGTATGCCAAGATTAAGCCTTTACCGAGAAAATAAGCAAAACGACTACAGATTTTTGGACAGAACCATTTCTGAACAGCTAACTGTGGGTGGTACTGATTTATATATTCACAAATATTTGGGGCCTACAAATCAGGGACCCAGTATTGATTATACTCAACCACAGTATGACAAACTAGATCCAACAAACATCGAAGATTTGTTGTTTTTAGAAAACCGTGATCGCACGTATGATCCTAATATTTACAGATTACGTGGTCATTATAATGTACAGAATTTAGACTTTGATTTATCTCAGTTTGGCCTATTCTTAAATAATGATATCATCTTTATCACAGTTCATTATAATGATATGATAGAGATTGTGGGTCGTAAATTAATGGTAGGTGATGTAATTGAATTACCGCACTTACTTGATTATAACCCACTCAAAGAAACGATTCCTGTAGCACTTAAACGTTTCATGCAAATTACTGATTCTAACTATGCAAGTGAAGGTTTCAGTCAAACATGGTTTCCGCATTTATGGCGTATCAAGTGCGAACCTCTAGTTGATAGCCAAGAATTTAGTCAAATATTACAAGAACCCATTAATAAAGATACCTATCTAGGACAATGGGACAGTACTAAAACATATCCCGCAGGATACGTAATTACGTATGGTGATAAAAATTATGTCGCAAAAATAGATGTTCCTATAGGAATTTCACCACCTAATTCCACATATTGGGAGCTAGACACTGCTGACAATCTGAAAGACATACTTTCAACATACAATAAAAATATTCAAATTAATGATGCAGTTATCAATGAGGCTAAGAGAATTGTTCCTAAGTCAGGTTACGATACTAGTGAATTATATGTAGTTCCTACGTATGGAGTTTGGGAAGAAAATGGAGTATTGTCGAAGAAGATTAATCAGCCTGCACCACCAGTTGACATTATAATTTCTAGTAATGGGATTCCCGGTAGCGTAGGTATGATGCGTGATAATAAGTTTAAAACTCAAAGTCCATACATACGTATCCCCAAAGCTTCAGTAAAAAGCATTTGGGATTTATCAGTAGATGCTGATCATACGAAACTTATTGACAAATTTATTCAAGCAAGTCTGCAAGTAATAGAAACTGATCCCATAAGAACTTCTACTAATTCCGGGCCCGTAAAAGGTGACACTATACTGACAGTTAAAAGTTTGGGTACTATCACTGGTCCATATGGTACTGCTGACAATACATACGCAACCGCAGATCAAGATCCTACTCAACCGGGATTTACAGGTGACGTTACACAAGAAATGGATTATAGAGCAGACTGCGATCCTAGATTCCAATACATTGCAAGATACACTCCGTTAAGCTTTAGCTATACTAGTGGTTACTTAACAGGTGACGGTTCTGCACCAAATGGATTACCAACAGGAACCGGTATCGCATTCCCACAAGATCCGCAAGTCGGAGACTATTTCTTGAGAATAGATTATTTGCCTAATGTACTTTTCCGTTGGGACGGGACAATATGGGTAAGAATCTCTACGGATGTAAGAACTGATACAGGGTTTACTGAAGATGATAAATCATTATTGTCAGGATTCATTAATGACACAAATGTTATATACAGTGAGGCAGAAGGTCAATTGATACCTGAAGCACAGCCACTGTCTACAATATTAACTATAGCACCAGATCCACTACCACCAGTTGAATAATTATGGCACAATTTTTTTATGACGCACAGATACGCAGATTTTTATTACAATTTGCGAAAATTTTTAGTAATTGGTATGTTACTAAAGGTAAAGACCCTGCAGGAAATGACATTTTAGTTAGAGTACCTGTTATGTACGGGGATAGTAGCAGGCAGGCTAGCACAATTATTGCTAATAACAGTGCTAGTAATCTACCTAGCGCACCATTGATAACATACTATATCAGTGGACTAGAATATAACCAGCAAAGAACACAAGATCCTACATTCGTGGATAAACTTAATGTTCGACAAAGAACTTATAATGCTTCAACACAAAGCTACGAAACGACACAGGGTCAAGCATTCACTGTAGAAAGGTTAATGCCGGTTCCTTATACTTTGAGAATTACAGTAGATATTTGGACAACAAACTATAATCAAAAATTAGAGATTATTGAACAATTAGGTACACTTTTTAATCCTGCATTAGAAATTCAAAGTACTGATAATTTCATTGACTGGACATCATTGTCAGTGGTATATCAAGATGGACTTACATTTAGTAGTCGAAGTATTCCACAAGGAACAGGTAATCCTATAGATGTTATGAGCTGGAAGTTCTATATGCCTATATGGATTAGCACGGCAAGTAAACTGAAAAAATACGGAGTGATTCAAAAAATCATAGCCAGTATTTTTTCAGATGCTACATTAGCAGCAACAGCAGATGATGACTTATTACTAGGCACTAGACAAAAAATTACACCGTATGGATATAAACTACTATTGCTCAATAACACTCTACAACTATTGCCTGCTAATCAAACAGCCCAACCACCAAACTCTAATTTGAATTTGCCTAGTCCGCCCAATACTTCATTATATTGGTCGGCATTATTGAATGCATACGGTGCATATAAACCGGGTATTTCTCAAATATGGTTACAAAATCCATATATGGATACCGAGATTGTAGGTACTATTGTTATAGATCCATTAGATGATAGGCTGTTAATTTATAATATTGATACCGATACACTACCACAAAACACATTAGATCCGGTAGATAGCGTTATTAATCCTTTAACGTCTGGTCCTAATGCAGGGTTGCCCGCACCTGTAACAGGTCGTAGATATTTGATCGTAGAAAGTATTGGTGGCAGCGCACCCACAGTTGCATGGGGTGATCTAGTTGCTAAAGCCAACGATATTATTGAATATGACGGAACAGAATGGGTAGTAGCTTTTGATGCACAGGAAGCAACATCGGTCGAATATGTTACCAATTTAACAACAAACGTACAATATAGATATGTGCCTGAAGAAGGTGCTTGGATGAAATCATATGAAGGATGGTACAATCAGGGAGACTACAGTATTGTAATCTAACATATTTTACTGTATCATACAATAATGAGTGTATCTGCTGGAATATTTTTTTACTCCGAAACAACTAAAAGATTTTTATATCTGTTGAGAAATGATGATAAAAATTTTGGTTCTTGGGGAATACCCGGTGGCAAAATAGAAAAGGAAGAAACCCTACTAGAGGGATTATATCGTGAATGTGTAGAAGAAATAGGATTTTTTCCTATAGATGCTAAGTTGATACCCATACAAAAGTTTGTTAATCATTCTTTTACATACCACACGTTTTTCTGTACAGTTGAAGAAGAATTTACACCCAAATTAAATAACGAACACTTGGGATACGCTTGGATAGATAACGATGTGTTCCCCAAACCATTACATCCTGGGTTATTCAACACAATTAACTTTGATGTAGTGCAAGAAAAAATTAAAGCACTAACAAAAAAAGGGGCCTGAGCCCCTTTTTTATTTTAACAGTTTTGCAACCGTATCGTAACCTAAAGAACCTATAACGATACCGGCTCCCATTAACATCCAGCGCCATTTTTCTAAACTAGATATCTTTTCAGCCATTGATTTATGTGCTGATATGTTAGAATTTTGCATTTCTTTGATCATTGTAATATGTTCTTCAGAATGCTTATCTAACGCATCACGCACATCTTTAATGTCAGTTTTGAGTTCACCGACTTTTTCTTCGATGTTCTCTACTTTGACCTGCAGGACTGCGATATCTGTTTCAGTTTTCTGCGCCTTACTTAAAGAGACAGCCGCCATAATAATTAGGCCCCAGTAATAGTGACGATTGGGTAAGGTTGTCCGCCGTATGTATTAGCAGCATAAGCAGTGTTGAATGTTGCGTATGCAGGATTACTGTTAGGCAATGCATTACCTGTACCAAATATTTCTAGAGTATGATCACTCAAGCTTTGTACCTTAGTTGTTGTGGTATTAGCATAAGTTGCAGTGATAGTCATAGTATTTGGTGTCAATGCAGTATTAGCAACGTTTGCTGTATAGCAAGGTGCTGTCAATCCTGTTGTTGTACCTGTTACTAGATACTTCTGCTTACCCTTTTGACGAACAATAAAGCCAGCTTCGTCATTGGCGAAAACCCAATCAGTTCCCGAAGCATATGATGCACTGGCACTTGCACCAAGCGTTAATACATCTTGACTTGCATTCACTGTCACTGTAGCATTTGCTACGGGGAACGGTGCGCCGCCAGGACTTGTTGCAACTTGGAAGTGTGTAGTATTGGCGCCGGATAGTACGAAATACACAGTGTCGGCTGCTAATCCACCAATGGCTCCGTCAAATACAACAGGTTTGTCTGCTACAAAATTAGTAGCATCACCTGAAGTAACTACAAAAGAACCTGTAGCTTCAGTGTCTGTAACTACTTCTGTTACCAATCCACCGATAGAAGATACAAATCCTAAGTTTGTACCATCACTTGCTTGAATAGCTGATCCAGTGGTTAATCCAGAAATATTAGCAAAATCTGTGTTACCACCGTATACGTCAGCAGAACCACTATCTGTAACAATAGTACCTGTACCATTTCTACCAATAGCTACACCAACTAAAACTTGTGTGCCATATATAGCAGTATTTCCGCCAACTACGCTATATGTATTAGCATTTGTTGCAGGATATCCTTCTCCACCAGTTGGATTGTTAAAGTACCCATCTACTACGTTTACTGTAGCGGCTACTGTAACAGGGCCCGCGGCAGATAAATTGAACTTAGTATATGTAGGGTTTGCTGATAATTGTGTTGCTGATACTGTGAAAGTAGTCGCTGATAATACTTCAAGTATCCAATAAGTAGTTCCTGCCACCATTCCACCAATATTACTTGCTGGAATAAAAGACATACCTGCAATAATACCTAAGTTTGTTAGGTTTGCAGATGTAGTAACAACTTCAGTTGAGGCGTTTGTAGCGGTTAATGTAATAACTGCTTGCGCCTTTGCGATTTTAAGAGGACGTCCCATTTGTTTTCTCCTTGTGTTATGTGGGTTCTATTCCACTACGCGGCGGGGACCGCATAAACTCACCCCATGTGAGCGTATTATATATTTATCAAATGGTCTCTTAAATCACTTGGTTGTGATAACGTTTTTTCTCACGTATAGGATCGTTGAGTTTTTCAGCTATCCTGTTCTTGATTTTATATCTGTCTATGTTAATATCACGTATTAATATAGCTCTACGACCAATTTCTTCTAACGGATATTTAAGCTCGACTACGCATTTTTTAAAATCGTCTTCCATGTCCCATATTCTACGATGTATAGCAGTTAGCTCCGTTAAATCTTCCTTTACATCGTCTATATTGAAGTTGTTTAACTGCTCTGTATAAAAATTCAATTCATCGATATTGTTACCCAATATATCGAATTTAACTTGTGCAATGCAATATCTATCCACGAGTTCTATCAAAGCCAATTTAAACATTATTATTCCTTTAAATTTATTTATGAGTTCGGGTATAGAAATAAATATTTCACTATGAAAAAAGTTTACGAATTCAACTTAGACGGTAATGATGACAAAAAAATCTACTACAACAATGAGCCCAAACAAGTGGGTCAAATGGAGAGAGATTGGTTAAACAATTTAAAAAATGAAATAGCAATTACTTCCGAATTTGAACATAATGTAGTCATAAACCTTACTTGGTTTAAAGCCAGTTGGGAAGAATCAGAACCCCTAAGAAATTTAGTAAGCAGTCTAGGACTCAAAGAAAATATAAAATTGTGGTTTGTGGGTTCGGTCGATGGAAATTACTGGATAACTTATCATTGGATAGAGCCGTATAATTACTTCAATAAAGAAGGCTATAATATTTCATTTGTGGGTTACGCCGATGATCATTGGCATTCCTGGTATCCCGAATGGTTTATTAGCAATAATCTTCGTGTAGATACAAATAATTTGATGTTGAATAATCCACCTGATTATCTATATCTAGCATATAATCGCAAGCCCAGAATTCATCGTGAATGGTTAGTAAATGGGTTAATCACTAATAATATATTAAATAAAGGTTGGGTTACTTTTGAACGAGGACATTATCCTGAAATAGATGCTTTATCTGGTAATACTGATCAGGACAAACATAATAGTGATGTAAGATTTTCTAGACCCGAAGATATTACTTCATTGGGAGATTTAGATATTTGGCGTAAAAGTTTTATCATTGTAGTTAGTGAGACGGATCATGATGATCCGTGGCAGTTCTCTGAAAAAACATGGAAACCTATATTTGGATTAAGGCCCTTTTTAATTAACGGGCACAAAGACCTATACAAGATACTTGATAAATTGGGATTTTACACTCCCAAAGACTTATTCAAAAATAATGATCTTGATTGTCATTACAACAGTGTGATAGAACAAATAAAAAGCTTGTATAACAAAACACCTAGTGAGTTATACAAGCTATGGGAAAATCAGTATGAAATGCTATTATATAATCGTCAGAGAATGTTTGAAATAGCTGATTCTGATCCTACTAAGATATTGAATTGGCCTCAGGCCAAAGAAAAACCTCATTCAGTTCCAGTATCAGCGTGAGGGGCACCCAATTCAGTAATACTGAATGCACCTGCTGTTCCAGCTACGTTGATAAATGCTATGTAATTGTCTTGTCCTACAATAACACTATTCATCATAGTATTTGCAGGAACAATTTCACAGGCTATTAAATTTGCAGTAATGCTAGAGTTTCCTATAGCAATAGCAATTGCTGATGTTGTAGTTGCTATTCTTACTTTGTCAGTTGCTATTGGACCTGACAATTGACTTGATCCAGTCGCTGTATAAATGTATGATGCCATTATAATCTTCCTATTGCTATTTCAATAATACCTTCACCACCGGCAAAGTTTTGTAGTGCTTTACCTATAACAGTACCCATAATAGGTGACGTTGCAGGCCTTGCATAACCATTACCACCCGAAATCATCATGTCACCTTTACGTATTACGCCACGCACTTTTACTGGAACTCTTCCCTGTAGTGCCACTGCTACTGCAATACCCGGACATTTTGCATTCATTGCATAAGCAGGGTCTGTAGACACTACACCTGCTACTCTGGTCGTACTATCTTCTGCTATGGTTACTTCTTTTTCTCCACCGAATTCTAAAACTGTACCTGGTTCGTAATGTTTGTCGGCCTCATAATACTCAGCCAAGTCAGCATATGTAGCATTAAATCTTGATCCTGCAGTTAATGTCCAGTTACCTGTTACTGAACCCGCCGTTGTGTTTGCTCCGGTGGTTAATGTAGTAACTTGAATTGATGTAGCTGTAATACCTCCGGCATTACTAGGACCTACATTGATATTACCATCTTTACCTACTGTAAATTGGCTAGTTCCTCCAACTTGCAAATCAAGCAAATAGCTTCCTGCTGCACTAGCCGTATCAGTTATATTTTCTCGTATTCCAGTGAATGCCACACTAGAATTGTTCCATGTCTGCGTTATAAGTATAGGTGTTGTTGCTGTAATAGAACCACTAGCAACTGATAAACCGGTTAGTGTGCCAACGCTAGTAATATTAGCTTGAGCCGCATTGACTACTGTATTAGCAGTAGATGCATGTGTAGCATTTGCTACGGTACCAGTGACATTTGCGCCAGGTATTGAAGTAAGACCAGTTGCTGCACCATAGAATGCTGCTGCATATACGTTTCCGCCAACACCAACACCACCCGCAACTTCTAATGCACCTGTGGTAGTCGATGAAGATGCAGTAGTAAATCTAACATTCATCTGTGTATCATCGATGATGACACGATCAGATAGAGTTTGAACAGTATTGCCTGTGCTTCCGGGTGTACCCGTTTGGAATACAATTTTTCCAACTACTGCTGCACCTGTACTTGCGCCGGCTTTTATTGTAATGTCACCGCCGATATGATCTAAACCTGCTGCCTCTCCACCAGATAATGTCATGTCTCCGCCGGCGCCATCATATGTGCCACCGGTGATTACAACGTTACCACCTTTGGCACCATACGTATTAGATGATGCACCCGAATATATTCCTACTGTACCACCTTGTCCTTGACCATAACCTGCTCCAGCAGTCAGTGATGCGACACCACCTGCTGCATTACCTGAACTGTTTGCAGCGCCGGCAACTAACGTTAATGCTCCGCCAGCGCCTGTTCCGTTACCTGCCGCGGCCGCTATATTAATAAGTCCGCCTGCACCATTAACGTTTGTATTGCCGGCGCCCGTTATGTTTAGAGCATCACCGGCAGTACCGAATGTTGCAATATCGTTAGCTGTAAGTGTTCCTGATACTGTTAGACTAGTAAGAGTACCTAAACTTGTTACGTTTGGTTGCGCTGCTGTGGTTAGTGTTCCGCCCAATAGTGTAGAGTTCAATGCGCCTGTTGCTGCATTAAATGTTAAATTAGCGTTAGATCCTTCAGATACATTACCTGTTGCTGCATTTGCTAATACAGGATAGAATGTTCCAGTTGTTACAACTGCTAGATTCATAAAATCTGCAACGTTAGCATAGGCAACATTTAAGTTAGATACACGTGTTGTACTCGTAACAGTTAATGGAGCTGTGCCAGTAGTTACATTAGAAATCAATCTACTGGCTGTAACATTTCCTGCGGTTAATAAATTAGAACCAGTGATATTACCTGCAGCAGTAATTGTTGAATTTGCATAAAGTATAGTAGCCGATAAATTACCAGTAGCAACATTGAATCCCAAATTAGCATTTGCAGCTAAGGCCCTGTTAGCAGTTACACTACCATTGACAAATACAGGAAAAAATGTACCTGTTGTTTGTAATGTTACAACACCAAAGTCACTTACATTAGAATATGCTACATTCAAATTACCTACACGTGTAGTGCTGGCTACAGTTAATGGTGCAGTTCCAGTAGCTACATTACTAGTTAGTGTACTTGCGGTTACTGATGTGGTTGCATTCAAATTTCCTACGTTTGCATTTCCGTTAACGTTCAGTACATTGGTTAGATAATTCCATGTAAAATCTGCATCACCATCTAGTAGGTTATTATTGTTAAATTGAATTGTTGTGTTAGAACCACCTGCTGTAGCAGAGCCACTACCACTTACAGATGAAATGATCCTACCACCCGTCTCATAAACAGTAAACGATCCTGTTGCAGTAGTTAATGTTACGTTAGCACCACCTGATGTTGAAGAAACAGTAAGTTGTGTGCCGCTTGGTTTTGTCTTTACATAATATGTGACATTCGCAACTAAACCACCTATTGTCGTTCCCGCAAATTTTACAGGATTTCCTATCGTAAATGGTGTTGATGATCCTACAGTGATAATGTTGGTGCCAGCTGTTG